GGGGCTTATTCGTCTCATTACCTGCTATCGGAAGGAGATCGACGAGGATGGCGTTCCTATTTGCACCACAACCATTTTCAGCGAGACGGTCGAGGGCTTCGCGAAGTACTCAACCGAGATGTACGGAGACGGCTATCCGTTCGTCGCGATTACTCGCGAGCATTTGAGCCGGAGACTGTTCGATAGTCGAGGCTATCCCGAATTGCTTCGCTCGTATCAGCTCGCGGTCAAGACGGAATTAGATAGTCGAAGAGATCGCGCCTCTATGTCAACCGTTCCGCCTATGGAAGTGCTTGCCGGCAGAAAGCCCGAGCAAGTTGGGCCGGGTTCGGTTATCCCTGTCCGCCGGCGTGGCGAAGTAGGATTTATGGAAATCCCTCGCTACTCGCCTGCCTCGATGGAGGTGGAAATGCAGCTTCGCCAATTGGCCGATAAAGTGACTGGTCGGGCGACTAGCGAAGCGGATGCCGTCGAGGCTAACGTGATGAGACAAGCGTTAGTCAACAACTGGCTGCACGGCTGGACGCAGGTACTTCGCCAGTTCTGGGCGATGGAGCGTCAGTATGGAAATCCGGAACAGTGGTTCAGAGTCACTGGCTCGGAGCAGGGCGTTCAGCTACTCATGGACCAGACTGCCGACGAGTATGACTTTCAGATTTCATGGAATGCCAACAACGCCGACGAAGCTGCGGTAGTGAAAAAGCTGGAGACTGTCGGGCAAGTGCTTTCGCAGTACGACCGGCAGGGCCAAGCTCGCTACGATGCGTTCCTGCAAACTTTCTTGGAGGCCATCGATCCGGGTCTGGCCTCGAAGCTGATAGCTCCAGCCGAGGAGGCTACGAACAAGGAGGTCATGGAGACTTCCGAGGATATCGCGAAAATCTTCAGCGGGCAGGTCGTCAACGCTCCCGAGAGCGCCAACGTTCAGCTCCGCCTCCAAATGCTCCAGCAGTATCTTCAAGGAACGGAAGAAATTCCCGCTTCGGACATTCAGGAGAGAATGCAGACCGACGAACAGTTTGCGGCCAGACTTCAGAACTACGCTTCGCAATTAGAGTTTCAGCAGACTCAACAGAGGAACGCTTTAACGGGCCAGCTAGGAGCGCCGCCCGGCAACGTTCCGGCAACAGGCTAATGGGCCATGTTCAGAAGGAACTCTATTGGCTGGTAGTTTTCATTTTGTTTTTCGTAGAGCGTGAAGCCTTGACCGACATGCTCTTTCTAATCCTCGGCCAGATTGCCAAAATCTTTTTTACATGAATCTTCAGGAAGCACTTCTTAAATTACATACACGCGAGGACTGGGACTGTATTCTCGACCACATAAAGGTCGAACTGGAGACGGCCATGCTGGATTTCCAGACTCCCGAACTTCTCGACAACCCTCAGAAGTTGGCTCGGTTGGCCGGAGAGATTTCGGCCTTCGACCGGCTGCTTCGAGTATTCAGCCATGCCGAGGAGTAATTTAACCCCGCATGAAATGTTTGCGAACGAGGTTCGGGCCTTGTTGAGCCGTTACCTCGAAGAGTCCGACCTGGAGGAAGGGACGATGGCCGAAATCATGCAACACGTACTCGGCCAATGGATGGACGAGGACGTAGTCGACTTTTCGAGCGACATCGACTTAGAGGATGACGGCTGACTATCGTGATTCGGCAAAGAGTCAGGGCAGTTATTACGAGAGCCTCTTTACGACTGAATGCCTGAAACGGGGCATCGCGGTTAGCCAACCCGAGGGGGATTATTTGCCTTATGACGTCATTACCGACACTCGGCTCGGCCTGAAGCGAGTACAGGTCAAGGGGACGCGTTACCGCGAGAATAGCGGATACAAAGTGGTCATCGCCAGTTATGCCCCGGACGCCTTCGACTTCATGGCTCTCTACGTCGATGTTCCGGACTTCCGGACTTGGTACGTTTTTCCGAAGGAGCTGACGGGGAAAGCCAAGGCGGTAAAACTGTTCCCGCACAACCCGACCAGCAAGGGCCGATACGAGCCTTACAAGGCCGCCTTCCACCTGCTTTAAGTTTCCTGAGAAAGTAGCCGGCCAAGGTGCTAATATAAAAGTTGGCGGGTAACACCGCAGGTAAGACGGCGAACTTCTTAAAACGCAGAAAATGGATACGGAAACAATTACCGAGGCTCCGGGTAACGATTCGGGAGCAGAAGATAACGCAGGCAATCCGACCACGGTCGAGGAATTGGCGAACTCATTCATTGAGCGAGTCGAAGAATCGCCCGAACCGGAGACGACCGATTCCGAGGCCGGTGAGACGGCAGAAGCGGAAGAGGGAGACGCCGAAGCAGAAGACGTTCTTTCACAGTCTAGTCAGTCCGAGGAAGCAGAGGAGGAGGAAACGGAAGCCGAAGAAGAGGCCGAAGAAGAATCCACCGAAGGACCGCCCAAAGGGGTAGGGAAGCTTTTAAAGCAGGTCGGTAAACTTACCGCCCGAGCCAAGAGCGCCGAGGAAAGGGTCGAGGCCATGCAGGCCAAGATCGCAGCACTCGAATCCCAACCGCAAAAGGCCGAACCGCAAGGTTCGCCGGTTCTGGAGGAAGTCGCAAACTTCGACGATCTGGAAAAGGTCCGACAAGAGGCGATCGCCGCCAAGAAATGGGCCGTTCAGCATCTGGGAAAGGACTACGTCGAAGACGGGGAAAAGGAATATAGCGGGGACGAGGTCCGCGAGATATTCGCTGCCGCCGACGAGTACCTGACCGAGAAGATTCCTCAGCGGGCAGGATTTCTCAAAGCCAAGGCCGAGAGCGATGCGAGATCAAGAGAGGTATTCGACTTCTGGGACAACCCGGAGGACGAAGCGAACCAGCTTTACCAGCAGGTTCTAGCCGATCCGAGATACGCCTCGCTTAACGCACTGCCGAACAGAGATTTCGTCATGGGTTTAATCGTCGAGGGATTTCGGTCCGTTAACGCGAAAGCCGAAGCCAAGGGAAAAAAGCCGGCCAAAAAGAAGCCGGCAAAAACTCCGCCGGCAACGCTCGAAGAATCAGTGGCTCCGCCGCCAACGCCGAAGACAGACAGACAGGATAAGAAAATCAAAGCCGCTATCGCACAGGGGAATATCAGCCCCGAAAAGTTCGCCGAATTACTAACTTAATATCTTTAAAAAAATTCTAGGAGGAAAATCAAAAAATGAGTGTAGCCACTTCGTATAATGTAACAAGTACACAAGGCGCTAGAGAAGACCTCGCAAATATTTTGCGCTTCGTTTCGCCCTCAACCACTCCAATGTATTCTACATTGAAGCAATCCGCAGCTCCCAAGGCCGTCCTTACGGAATGGCTTGGGGATGTCCTCGCCAGCCCTGATGCCAATGGCGTCATCGACGGCGTAGACATGAGCTTCAACGCAGACTTTACGGACCAGATCAATTCCCGAGTTCGCCTCGGCAATCGAGTCCAGACGGTTCGCCGAGCCTACGCTGTTTCGCGCCAAGCTCAGATGATCGACGTAGCCCCCGGAGAGAGCCTCATGGCCGCCTCCAAGGCAAAGTCGCTCACCGAGCTGAAAACTGATATAGAAACGATTATCGGTTCTGGGGCTTCTCAAGTAGCCGGGTCCGGTTCAGTAGCCGCTAAGTCGCAAGGCTTGGGCGTCTGGTCCGATCCTTCTGCCGCAGTTGCCGACGTTCCCGCAAGCGTATTGTCCGTAAGCGGTTCACGCTTCAACTACAGTTCCGGTTCAGCTATGACCGAAGCGAATTTCCGCTCGGTATTGCAAGCCGTTTACGAAGCCTCCGGATCGAAGACCGACTATCGTTTATTCGCCGGCCCGGCCATCGTGAACGCGATCTCGGACATGTCTAGAGCCAACGCTAATTCTGCGGCTTTCAACCAAGAAGTAGGCGGAGGTCGATTGACCCTCAGTATTACTGAGTATCAATCAGATTACGGATCGGTGAAATGTATACCTGACCTCTTCTTAGGGCGCGAGGTAGGTTCTGCCATCACTTCGTCTTCGACCGACAATCCTGCCATCATTACGACTACTGCGGCCCACGGGCTTACGACCGGCGACACTGTTACTATCAGCGGAGTTACTGGGAATGATGCAATCAACGGGACGTTTGTCATAACAGTAACGGCTCCGACGACATTTACCATAACTGGCCAAACCGGGGCTGCCGGAGCTGGAACAGGCGGACTCTGGACCAGAGGCTACAACACTGATGACGGCGTCCTCAACTCGAATCGAGCGTACTTGATTCCGGGCGACGACACGGTCAGCTTGAAGTTCCTCGAAGGCATCACCACTCAGAATTTGCCAGACTTGGCAGCCGGTCCGAGGGCATTCGTAGAAGCCATGATTTCACTTTGCGTGACTAACCCTCGCGCACTTGGTTCGATCATATAGTTCATAGTTTAGGGATGGGTTTACGGGGGCCGGCTTTGGGGAAGGCCGGCCCCCTTTTCTTTCAACAAACAAACAATCGGAATGAGCGTTAACATCATAGTAAAAAAAGGTTCTAGCGGAAGAGTCAGCGATGGGGAAGTTGCCGAGTCACTGGCCAAGCGAGTTGATCGCGAGCAGGCTGCCGAAAAGGCGGGCTACAAAGACCGCATGAGACGCATTCGAGCCAACGCCGACAAGAACCTGAAGTCCGGTGGAGGGCTACGGCCAACCGCCGTCTACGACATGCCCACTTTAATTCGCCATGAGCAGCAGAATCCCGGTTGTACTTCGGACCCGACCTACATGAGAGAATTTCGCCGGGACAATCCGGAATGTAATCTTAGATGAGGACGGTTAGCTACGGGGCTTTCAAGGACAGGTTCGCCTCCGCTATAGGAGTGGACACGCTTCTTACTGCCGAGGAGACGGCCCTGAAGCGTAGCCTGACCGATAGAGTTCGCGGGGCGTGGATACGATCCAAATGGCCCGAACTGATAAACATAGTAACTAAGCCCGTAGCCGCAGTTTCGTCCGCCACTTTAAAGGCCGACCGAGCGGTTCAGATCGACAACGCCGCCGACCTTTTCGACGTCACCCCGGATATTATAACCCTGGCCAAGGGGCTGACAAACGGCGCCGTGCCGATGGGCGCGGTCGGCGTGAAAAAGCATATCTATGAAAGTTTCATGGCCGCCGA